GCAACTGCGGTAGCTGCCACCATAGCTATAAGATTGCGTATAGGAATTGTGACGTTGCTGTTTTCGTTAATGTCCATGACAAAACACTTAGGCTATTAGTTTATCAATCAAAAGAACTTACCTATTACAAACAAAACAATAATCAAACCATAGATGCCGTTCATAGTTCGCTGCAAAATCCTAAACTTAACTTGCCCTTCATCTAGGCGGCGCTCTATATTGGAATATCGAACAGCGCATTCGCGTTCGTGTCCTTCTAGTTTGAGTAATGCTTCTTTGACTGTTGCCATGGTTATGCCTTGTTCTTAACTAATACTGCCTCAATGAATAAACCCATCTCGTTATCGCTTGCGCTGCTCTTAGCCTCAAAATGGAAGTCTGATTTCTCTACAATCTTAAAAGGTATCTGCCTATCATAGCTAACCATAGAGGTAGCAAATGTTGCTTCAGCCACTCGCAGGGTTCTGCCGTTGGTCGTAACCACGTTGCGGAACATTAGGTATTTTTGTCCGTTGGTCGTCGCGCTGTTTGCGTCGATACGAAACAGATATAAACTATAACCAGCAGGAACTGTGTAAACGGTGGATTGTGTAACGCCTAGCAACGCCTCAATAAAAGCGTACAGAACACCGCCATTACTAATAGTAATATCCCCAGCATTTTCACCTGCAAGAATAATCGCGCTATTGATTCTAAAAAAACTTTGTGTGGTAGTTACTGGTGTAAGCCCAGACAAGGTAACTGTTTCAACTATTTGGTTATAGCTTGCATCTAATCCACTAATTAGAACTGACATTGTGTCACTAGCCGAACTTGAAACCACCGACATCTGCACCGCGCTAGTTGGGTATACATAGCTAGCGCCATCATTCCAGACCGTTTCCCAGTCAATGCCAATGGTTCTGTTGAAACCAAAAATATTAACGGCTTCACTGTCCCACATATTACCCTTTGCAATATCGAATCCTAAGCTGGGGGTCGGGCGTTCTTGGTGATACTGATACATTAGTAGTCCTGCATTGCATCAATGTACGCTGCATAGGCCTGAACAACTGCTTCAGTGTGTACCAGAGCACAAATAGCCTGCACCTCTGCGCTTTCATTGGAATAGTCATCACCAGCCGATATAACTTTGCGGTCAAAACTCCTGCTTAGTTCCGTTCCATCTTCCTTGATTATGCTTGCTGTGCGAACTTGAACAGCCTTAAACTCGCCGACAATTTCAATTTTATCTATAATGTTTTCTTTAGTTAGTGACATTTCAATTATTCCTGTGTATGACCAGCGTCCATCCGGCGTATGGTTATTAAGTGATATAAGTTAAATCCATGATAATAGCACTGGTGTCGCTATCGTTTAGTCTATTAACATCAATGCTCGCAGCTACATCATTATTTTTATTGTATTTAATTTGTGCTGTCTGTGTATTTTGTACACCCTGAAGGAAGTAATCAGGAGCATTAGCATCGTCAAAATTATTAACCTGTAAATCTCCATGGCCTCGTGCGTGGGTAGAGCTTTTAATTGTAAAAGGCAACCCCGTAATTCTTAAAGAGCCGCCGGAGAAGGCATCATTATTAATTCCAGTAATAGCTACACTAACGTGGACAAGTCGACCAATTTTGGTGTAAAAACCGCTGACAGTTGTGCTAGACGTTTGGCTGCCTGCACTGTTAGAAATACCCGCAGTCCACGTTCCTTCTTCATATTCATCAAGCAAGTTAGCAGAAACATTTCCGCCGATATAAACGCCATCAGCAATATAGGCTTTGCCAATTACATCTAGCTCCCTGCTCGGCGAATTGGTATTAATTCCAAGCCTAGCGTTAGGAGCATCCCACTTCATCTTTGTGGTCCCAACACTATTATAAAAATTAAAATCGCCATCAGTAGCAACTTTAAACCTTGAACGGGTAACACTCCCATCACTTGCTTTAAAATCTAGCGAACCAAAGCTATCACCATCTCTAAGTGTGAAAATAGTATTGCCACCAACTTGGGCAAGCTCCAACTTTTGGTTAGTGCCATCACTATCTTCTAACGTAACCCTTGGAGTGCCATCAACAATCCTTAAGTCGTCAAGAATCGCACTATCACCCTGCTGATATTTATCAGTATTCAGGTTAGTGAAGTTGGCATCTACTTCCGTATTAGTAAGCGGTGAACCTTTTCCAGATCTGGTAACTATAGTAGACATTTAAGCACCCTAGGAAATTGTGATTGTCCAAGTAACAGACATAGTATCAGACGCGCCTTTGTTGATAACGTCAAAAGTAGTACGGCAAAGCATTGTGCCTGATGTTGCAGCGTTAAAAATTCCAGCCTCTGTAACCGCTCCAGTTGCATCACCACCTTCAAAACTAGATGTATAAATAATAACGCCAGATGCCGGAGTTGTAGCCGCGTCAAGAATCTCCCTTGTGCCTAACAATGACTCTAATGCAGTGTCGCCCGAAGCAGGTGCAGTGCTGCCAGAACCTAACGCCATATGCGACATCACGCCAAGAGAATTGCCAAGCATTCTACTAGCAATAAAAGCCTTACCTGTATTAACTACAAGGTTGTTGATTTCCTGCCTAGCCTTTAGGTTTCCGTTTTCATCGGTAAGCGTGATTATAACTTCACCTTTAACGCTTAGATTCTCATTAATCATTGTGTAGCCTCTTAGAAAGTCTGTTTTATCCCGACATAATCGTCATCGAAATAAGTAATGTCGCAATATCCCTGCATCAAAATCACCCCATCCTCTGAAGTGGCAAGCGAATCAGCAGCAGTTTTACCTACATCTGTCACCTGAGATTCTGTTACAGCTATAGAATCAGATGCGCTTTTTGTAAATGCTACATTTTGATTCTCTGTTACCGTTATTGTATCACTAAACCGCTTGCCTATTCCTGCAAAGAAAGCATCAACAGTTGTTACCGTTTCAGTAAATGACTTAAACAACAAAAACAATCCCGATTCAATAGATGCAATCGCCCTGCGAAAAGCAACAGCGGCTACAGCTTTTTGATAAGCTATCTTCGCTATGGCTTTCTTGTAGGCAATTATTGCTTTAATCATTGAAGTCAGCTCTTAGATTGAAGTTTAGCACCTCAAAGATTGTTTCTTTCGCGCCGCTTAGATATGTAATTTCAATCTCACCCTCATAAAACCCAGCCGCCAAGGTAGCTAGGTCACTTGAACCAAAAGCAAAGATAGCAATGCCGTCTGCAAAGTTTGTGCCTACATCTATAGCATTCAAGGTAAATAAAGTTGTTGTGCTGCCTTTAGCTCTGAATCGCATTCTAGCTGAACCGCCAGCAAAGTTAACAGCAGTTCCGCTGTCATCGCGTGTAATGGTAGCTTTAATCTGTGGGGCTGTATCGCCCTGCACTAATGGGTAAACTGTCATCTTATGCCTCTGGTGGTGTTGGGTAGACCACGTTTGCTATATTTGTTTCTGTAGTGTATTGGTTTGGTAAATCGCGCAGTGCTTGCCTGTATGTTGCCCATTCTACCTTTTTTTCGTTTGTTAGTGCGCTATCTGTAACCTGTGTCCAGTCTGATTCTTTTAGTAGTCCATCTCTTCTATAACGAAGATCGTTTGCACAATTAATTATAGATTGCTCTAATCCAATAGTCTTATGCGTAAATTGACCGTTAATGTAGTAATCAAAACCTAATTCTGCTTCTCCTTCAACATAAAGTTCATTCTCAGAAACATTTAAAAGCAAAGTTTCAAACGTGCCAGTAAATGTAGATTTTATTTTTCCATTGCTAGAGTCATATATTGTGTAAGTAGATACCATTATTTTTTAACCTCTAACGTGGATATTGTGCTTTCTATTATAAATAGGTCTCTGTTTGTAAGAGTTTGCGCTCTAGTTTGTGAGCGAATTTTGACATAAGCAGCAGCAGCAGGCGGAGTGTATAAAATGCTTGAAATTGAAGACGAAGAAACTCTGTTATGTAAAATAAGGTTGGTTACGTTACTAAAAAATATTCCTAGCTGCTGATTCGCCGAATTGAAAGTTTCGAATTGTAAACCTTGGTCATACGTAACAACTCCACTTGTCGCTATAGTGCCGTTTGTATTAGCCGCCATTATGCGAAGAACAGCTTCAACTTGTACCGGAGCGCCAGTTACATTTATTTGTAATGTACTTATAGTTGTATAATTTACGTTATCTTGAGCTAAGTAACTAAGCGGAGTATTACGTACGAAAGAAGGTACTGTAATTTGATTGTCGCCAACGTGTATCGTTTCAACGCCAAGATTTTTAATCTTTAACGCCTCAACACCGCCGACCAATCCAGTGTCGATTGTTGAATTGTCAATTTTAATTCTGTCAGCTTCAACAATTCCAGTCTTAACTAATCCGCCATCAATAGTTGTGATATTGGTGGTGTTAGGGTCTGCAAGCGTATTACTCAAATTCGTAAAACTAACCAAGCCATCAAAGGCAAAGTTCTTAAATGGCGTGCTAAACACTATTGTCTGAGTGCCATCATAAGAATTTTCAGTTATTGTGAAAGATGCGGCATATCTATCGGTAGTAAATTCGCTAACAGGAGGCGGGTCCATCTGCCAGTGTTGGGTTAAACCACCAAAAGTATTTGTATCATAATTATATGACGTAGCTGTAGGAGTAGCAGGCGCATTAGTTACAAGGTAATTCCAGTAAACGTAGCCATGGCTTGCTCTTGGCGCTCTGGTTTCAGGACTTAAAGGGACAACCGTTCCAGAATAAACGTATGCGCTGACGTTGCCACTGTAATCTACTGACCTGATTGCATAGGAGTAAGTAGTTCCGCCAACCACGTTTCCTACTGTAAAAGTTTCAGTCTCATTTTTACCGCCTGAAACGGATGCAACAGTAGCCCACGAACCGCCTGATTGCAATTGGCGCACTGTCATGTGGCTAAAGTCTGCATCACTTGGATTAGTCCAAGTTAAGACTACAGAGCTTATTTGTGGCGTAGCCGTAAGGCTTGCAGGTGCAGCAGGGGCTGTGTCATCGCCGGATGCGGTTACATTTGCTGTCACATAAGCGCTTTTAACTCCCAGATTATTCACTGCCCGAACTCTACAGTAATATGTCACGCCAGCAATAACAGGCTTCACTTCAAACCTTAAACCGTCAGTAACAGCGGTTTCGTACGGCGCATTTTGGGTTGCCCATTCCACTTCGTATCGTTCCACGTAAACATCTGCGCTAGCATCCCAATCAATGTTCAAGCGCTCGACAGCAGTGCCATCTTCATTAATATTAGTTACAGAAGTAGCAGTCAAATTGGTGGGCGGCTGTGTCGTCAAACCATCATATAAATCTAGCTCGCCAGAGGCGAAAAAATCTTCTTCGTCAGAAGCATTCCAGTCATATAATTCAGATGCGGTTTCTATCAATTCTAGGTTTACAACAATTTGACCTGCTTCAGAGAAAGACATCTGGTAGCCAATTACTTCAAAAACCTTAGACGACCACCCCATCTTTACGTTGCTAACCATTACATTGTCGCCAGCTTTAAAGTTTAAAGCAGCTAGGTTGCAAGGTATGGTGACAGATGTTTGCTGCCTTGACTCAAGCAAAGCAATCTTTGCAAGTCTTTGCGCTTGCGTGTTGTTGGTTACAAATGGTAGCTGTAAATCCATATATATGGGGTCGCCATCAGCAGCCGCATAACTTGAGCTAATTTGTGCAGGGTAATCAGACTTCGTGTAATTGTTTTCTGCGCTTATGTAAGTCCCTTTAACACCGTTGTAAAGCTGTCTTCTGCTTTGCTTTGTGCGCGTCTTAATAGCGCCAACAATATTGCTTTCATCAATCAAAACAGATGAAGGCGTTACATATACCGCAGGTTTCATATAGTACGATTTGTTTGAATAGGTTAGTTGCCCGCCCATAGATTTCAGCAAATTTGTAATATTTGACTTCCTGCTTCTATCACTGCTCATAATGCCGTTGCAGGTATATCTTTTCTGATTTCCGCCAGCATCTAAAGCTACTGTTTCATCACACTTGCTAACAGCAAAAGCCAAAGAAGCAGCATCTATTGATGATGCCGATTCGCCTAATCCGTATTTGGTATCTGTCAAATAGTCTCTAATGCACAAGGCAGGGTTATCAGAAAAAGCTGTTACTCCAGTAGCAGGGTTTAAGACTTTTTTACCTTCAATAATCGCTGAAATATTTGGAATACTGTTTAATTCTTCTGCGTCATATTTGAGGCGCACATAAATATATGCGGTATCTAACAGCTTGTGGTTGTTTGTCCATTTGGTTGTGCGACTGACCAGCACCGAATCAGCAGATGTTTCATTGCCTCTATGGATGCGAATATCTAAATACTGGTTCCAATTACCCTGATATGCACCATCATCCCAGACCAGCTTTTCATTAATAAAAATCTTTCTATAATCGTTAATTTCATGCCCAGCAAATGCAACAACCATGTGAAGATATTTATTCTCTTCACCTGTAGTGTCAGCAAAAACAATTACTCCACCTGTTCGAACTGTTCCATATATCAAAGGTCTGGGAGCCGCTGCATCCTTTATCGTCTGGTTGCTTCCGTCCATACCTCCTGTGTCTGGTACAAGTCCATCCATAACATACTTGCCCAGCCCTGCGCCGACAACGAATGCGCCAGCGATAAGCAACGCACTTGCCGTGAAAGCCGCAGCACCTGCGCCAGCTGCAATGCCAATAAATAATGAAACTGCCATTTATGTACCTAAGTATTTTGTATAGACTCGCTCTGCTAAATCATAGCTGTTGCTAGTCAGTAAGCTGTCGAAAGGAACAGCGGCTTTAGTGTTGATGGTTAGCATTGATACACCGCAATCACTGCAATAATCTTCAACATATTTTAACAGCTTGTAGCCAGTAGCCCCAGCCCTGCTATCAGGCTTTACAAAAATAACGTCATTAGACGCAAAGTAGTGGTCACTATAGTGAAGGCTTTTGCTAACAATCAAAACAAAATAGCCCACTAAATCGCCATTATCTCTAGCTGTAAATATTCGCAACATTCCAGCAGCATCTAATCTAGAATACTCTTTCCAGTCAGGATTGAGCTTGATTTTATCTTGGTACATTGCGACAAGCTCCCAGTGCTGCTCAAGCAGCGGTTTAAGCTCGCCTTTTACTTTTGTTAGGTTCTCAAGATGATAAGAAATCATTATCTCGTATCCCGACTGCTGCCGCTATTACCCACGCTGCTTGATGGGGTAGCTCTGCCGAATATAATTTCCTTATCTTGCAGGCTGGCTACAAACTCAAAACCTTTGTCTGTCGGGTGGTCTATGCGCTGGTCATTATCAGTGAAACGGCGCACAAACTTTCTTTCGAAAGCAATAAGTTTGTTTTCTAGTGTTACATTAATAGTTGATTTGTCACCGCCATCTAAAATGGTCATCACATCCATAAAGCCCTCGAATATGCTTACCGGGGATACAATTGGCTCGTTAAGCTCATTCATTGCGCCCAAACTTATTGCCGCAGTTTTACCCTGATAATCTTCATCCCTTGCAATCTGAACAAGTGAGGTTTTTACACCAGTTAAGGTAACGGATGTGCCATTAGCTTGCAGCTCGGTGGACTCTGCAACCTGCCCGATTTTTAAAATATCGCCTAGCCCTTGATAAGTCTGCGCGTTAAATAGCTTGAAACTATTAGCTGCTGCGGTTCCATATTGATTATAGATATATATTTCTGTAGTTGTATCTGTAGCTGTAAACGTATGTTGATTATATCCGGCTTCTATTCTTTCATCATAAAAAACAGTGGTTGTGGATATATTTTTCAGCCTCAAACGGAGGTCAGAACCAGTATGCGCCACGCTAACAATATATTTTTGCCCTACAACTGTAGCCATTTGTTGCGCAACACCGGCTCTATTATTAAAGTCAGCGCCACTAATATTAGCTTGGCCTGCTGAATGGGTAACAGTGCCAGTGCCAGCCTCAAAAATACTCCAACTGCTTAGGTTAGATGTAAAACTAGAATTAGAAACAAAGTTATCACCATACGGAGCATCCAACTCTCCAAGCCCAGTCCATAATCTAACCGGCGAACTGAACTCCATGTCCAATAAGTAAAATGGTCTGACTACTTCCGCTGTAGAAACGGCTTGCATTTCTGCTGATAAATCTCTACTCATTACAGAGCCTCTACAAATGCAAAAGTAAATCCGAACATAGAGGCAGCGTTAGTTTTCCAGCCAATGTCATTAGATGCCATGCGCCATAGGCTTTTTGGGCTTGTAAAATCTAATTGGGCGGAACCTGCTAAAGCAGCCCGCAGCGGTGGTTGGAATTTTAAATCTGAACTACCTGCCGCTTTATCTTCAGTGCAAACATACAGATAGTCACCTGCTTGGAAATACGTTCCCGCCGCTACAAAAGTTGAACCTGAATCACAAGGAAACTGCTCTGACCTAATTGCAGCCGTTCCAAATGGGCTAACAGCTGCGCCAGTTGTATTATGCAAAGGATGGCCAAACGTAAACGTCCCAGACTGCCCTTTAAGGCCTACTATAAAAGCCTCTACCGAACGTGCCTCTGCGTAGCTTAAAGGCGGCAGAGTGACCTCACACTCCCATCTAGCACCTTGATGTTCATATACTTGCTGTTCATAAGAAAAAGGCGATTCACTTACAGCAACCGCCCTTTTTAATCTCATTTCTATATTTTGTATCCCAACATTGGGGAATGCTAAAGGCATTTTATGCTCCTATTAATGCTTGACTGTAGCTGCCGCCGCGCTGTCTTGCGTCTGCTACTGCTCCTTTAGCTGCGTCTGCTATTTGGGGCAGTAAGTTTACAACTTCCGCGCGTACTGTTTGAACCACGCCAGTAGATACGTTTATCGTTTGGTTAATAATAACAGCTTGTCCGCCGCCGCTACTACGCAGTCCACTGCCTTGAGTGTGGTCAATGACTGTTTCATTAGGGTGAAGGATAGCATTAAAGCCACCTTTACCATCTACGCCGCCTGTGCGTGAACCATGCCCTGTAAAGCCGCCGCCCTCAAAAGACTGAGAGCGAATATTTGAAACTTGCGCTAAACCACCAGCAACAACAGCCGCAGCCATTGCAAAGTTGATAGGTGGTGGATAGGCCGCCATTGCTTTCGTCGCGCCTTCATAGGTAGACATAATAGCAGTCGCTATGCTTGCCGCCTTACTTATAGCAAAAAGTTTCTTGCTCTGCCCTTTCTGCGCACCCAACTGGGTACTTAAACCGCTGAGGACATTCTTTGTCTTATCTGCGGTGGACATCGCCTCAAACTTGGCTAAGTCTTTCGCGCCTTCTTTTTGCAGGTTCTGCGTGTAATTATTGCTTTGCACGATTGTATCGTTAGCAGTCGTTACTGTTTCAGGCAAAGTTGTTATTTTTTCTTTTAATAAATCAATCTGCGAAATTGCACCGCTGAAATCTATCAGCTTCATCTCTGCGGTTTCTTCTTCCATTAATCGCAGTTGCTCAATCAAGCCAGCCCGTTCTTCTTCAAGCTGCGAAAGCAATCCTGTGTCTAATTTAACTCCATGCTGTGCAGCTTGCCCCATGCCGCGCATTCTTGCACTAATATCATCAATGCTTGCTGCTAACTGCTGTTGAACTTCAGGCGGAAAAAACCTCTGCAATGCAGAATAAACTTTATTAGCTACCTTAATAACAGTGTTAGCAAATTCTTGCGCTCCCTTTATCGCTCTAGATAATCCTTCAAGAAATCCAACTGCGAGAGCTTGGCCTACCCCGTTAATTCCTTCTTTCGTAGAGGCTAATTTTAAAACAAAATCAGTAAGAGTTTCAGTTGCCATTGTAATTGCAGGGGCAAGCGCAACAGCAAACTGGTCTTTAAGTCCCTTAACTATAAACAATAGGTCTGAGAGCGCATCGTTTGCCTTTTCTGCCCCTGCCGCTGCTTCGCTAGACATTACAATGCCTAAAGATTTAGCCCTGCCAAACATCTCCTCCAAGCCTTTCTCGCCAAGAGCCAGCGTATTAACAAGAGCAGCACCTTCACTGTCAAACAGTTTAAAAGCTATTCTTAGCTTATCGGCATCATTTTCAACATTACCAAAAGCCGCAGACAGCTTCATCATTTGCTGGTCAAGTGGTAATTGCTGTAGTTTTCTAGCGTCTAGGCCAAGCTCTGCAATGGCTGATTTCGCTTCACCAGTTCCTTGAGCGGCTTCAGCAGTTCTTCGAGTGAATCTCTGCATCGCCATATCAAGTGTATTGGCTTCAACTCCTGTCAGGGACGCTGCATAACGTAACTTCGATAGAGCTTCAGTTGTCGTGCCAATTTTAGATGCAGTTTTTGCAAGCGCATCAGCAGAATTGAGAGAACTTTTAACAAGGTAGCCAAAACCGGCAACACCAGCAACACCAATCAAAGCAGTTTTTAGGCTAAATATAGATGAAGTAATAGACTTCAGCCCATTACCTACAGACTTAAAACCTTTAGATGTTTTATCAATAGCTGATATTGTAATTCTAGCTGCTGCTGCTGCCATCTTTTTCGCCTTTTAAATAGTAGTAAGCCATCCACTCATTAAATTCTGAAAGGCTCATCTGCTCTGCTTCTGCTATTGTCATGTTAAGCCTCTCAGCCAAGGCAATTAAATTAAACCTTGACTGAGAGGATTTTAGTTTTTTAGTGCATCTTCTTGGCTTTCGACCATTGCGAACATCTGGTTGGCGATTTCACTAATTACAGTAGTTTCCTCGCCCATCAAGTCAATCTTATCTTCACCAGATGTAAACAGTTTTTCGCCATCTTCGCTTTGCGCTTTCATTACAATTAAGTCAACCATCGCACCAATAGTTGTGTTATCTAAAAAGTCTGGATGTTTTTTCTGTAACTCATTCAAATCGTAACAGGTAATAGCCCCACAAAATAACTTGAAGGGCTTACCCTTTTCATCTGACCAAGCTGGAACCAAAACTTCACGTTTAATTGCTTTTCTTCTGCTTCTTAAATCTTTTGCTAATCCCATGTTACTTCCTCCCGTTGTTTAAATTATGCTGTTGCTTCAGTTACTGTGCCGCTAACCTGAATAGCAAAGCTAGCCTCTACCATACCATCAAAAGACGCAGTTATTGACTTGCTAGTTACAATGCCACCGCCAGTGTAATACTTCTCGCCAGTGCCAGTGCCAGTAGGATAGATTTCAAAGTCCAGTGAAGCGCGGGGGTCTATAACCAACTGTTGTGCGTCAGTAGCATCCCAGTAAACTTCAATAGATGCTGTGCTGGTTTCTAATCCAGTTTTGTAAGTGCGCGCAACATTACCCATAGAGCTATCTTCGATAGTATCAGCGGATGTTTCAATTGTGTAAGAGCGAACTTCACCAACAACGGCAACAGAAGTTCCTGCAACCTGTAGTTTAACAACGCCGCTTGAGCCTGTATTTGTAGCCATTTATATCACCTTTCTAGTTAAGTTGTGCCGCGTGTGTATTCGTATATGACGCGAACAGTTAAAATTACACCGCCAACAGGGTCAATAGAACCCTCGTCGACTTCAATGTTAGTTAGCTGGGTATCCAGCGCATAACCGCCTCTAGTGCGGTCTTGTTCAAGCCCTTCTTCAACGGCTTCAATTATGTTGTTTCTAGCTTGGTCAATAATCCCCGCCTTAACAAAGCAGACCAGCTCATAATTAAGACTTGCCATACGGCTGCCCATAGAACCGCCAATAGAGCTATCTTCTCTATCCTCTCCAGCAGTCCTAACCAGTACGGCTGGAAACTGCGCGTTAGATAGCTTGGCAAAATCAAACGGTTCGCGAGTTGCCATCTTGATTCGAATTGGCTGGATAACGCTATCTCTGAGCGTATCGACTATATTGTTTGCAATGCTTTCTCTAACGCTCATTTGATAAACCTCTCAAATACCCCAGCAAGTCGCCCTTCTTCTTCTCGGCTAAAGCCTAAGAAAGGTCTAATTGCATTATTGCCAGACGCTTTCCCTGATTCTTCTTTGCCGCGAAAGAATATTTCAGCCTGCTTATGATTAGCCTTGCTGGTCATAGCACCCAGCATATTTCCGCTCATGATAAGGTTAGGTCGCAGCGTTCTATTTTTTTCAGCTCTAAAGGCAGCATACTTCTCTGAGTAAGGTTTAAACGCACCATCCTTATAGCCCTGACCCTGCTTAGTCCTATCTTGAATAATGTTAATACCGATCTGAGCAACACGAAACAGCGCAGCTTTATACTTTGCCTGCAACTCTTTGCGCATTTCTTTCGGTATTTTTGAAAGGTCGCGCGGCTTTGTTTTAAGCTGTACATCCATTAGCGAACCAACCTACCTGAGTTGATTGGCTCTTTCTCTTTGTCCGTTACAGTGCCATCACCGTCAGCGTCATAATCGACGCCATCCCGGAACACTGCTTCAAGCTCTTCGCCGTAGCGAGACTTGTAGAAATCAATCATGCCGAGAAAGCGGTCATTATCTACCCAGTTGGTCAGCTTAGGCAGAGCGTACTTCCAGAGTACAAGGTAAACACTGCATCGAGTCCACTGGCTGTCTGTTAGCTTGCTGGGGATTAACTCACCGCTATAGCCGCGCTT